CAGCAAAACAAAATTTTCAGCGAGTGAAGCTGCCGAAGCCATGAACTATATGGCGATGGCAGGCTGGAAAACCAACGATATGCTCAGCGGTATCGAAGGCATCATGAATCTTGCTGCCGCTTCTGGGGAAGACTTGGCATCTACTTCGGACATTGTCACGGATGCTCTGACCGCTTTCGGTTTGTCTGCTTCGGACAGCGGACACTTTGCGGATATTCTGGCGGCTGCAAGTTCCAATGCCAATACCAACGTCAGCATGATGGGTGAAACTTTCAAGTATGCCGCTCCGGTACTGGGTTCTTTGGGCTATTCTGCTGAAGACTCTGCCATTGCCATCGGACTAATGGCAAACGCCGGTATCAAATCCTCACAGGCTGGTACAGCACTGCGTTCTGCCATTACCAATCTGGCAAAGCCGACAGGCACGGTAGCATCTGCCATGGAACAGTACGGTATTTCTCTGACGGATAGTTCCGGCAAGATGTATTCTCTGCGGGAACTCATGGAACAACTCCGACAGAAATTAGGCGGTCTTTCTGAGGCAGAACAGGCACAGGCAGCTGCCTCGCTGTTTGGCAAAGAGGCCATGTCCGGTATGCTGGCGATCATCAACGGTTCTCCGGCGGATTTTGAAAAACTGTCCAATGCCATTGACACCTGTTCCGATACAGTAGACGGCTACAATGGTACGACCGAAAAAATGGCAGCTGTCATGCAGGATAACCTTGCCGGACAAGTGACCATCTTGAAGTCCCAGCTGGAAGAGTTGGCGATTTCCTTTTCTGATATTCTGATGCCCACCATTCGTTCTGTGGTTTCCCGCATTCAGGAACTGGTGGACAAGCTGAATCAACTGGATCCGCAGACCAAAGAAACCATTGCGAAAATTGCATTGGTGGCTGCTGCTCTGGGTCCGATGCTGATCGCATTGGGGAAAACCGTCTCCAGTGTGGGAACAGTCTTTTCCGCCATTTCTAAACTGCCTGCCATTTTCTCTACTGTGCAAGGCGGCATTGGAGCCATTACCGGAGCGTTGGGCGTGTCGCTGGGTCCGCTGCTCGCCATTATCGCAGCTGTTGCCGCTCTGGTGGCTGCCTTTATGCATCTCTGGAAAACCAATGACGAATTCAAAAGCAACATCATTGGAATCTGGGAGCAGATCAAAAACACCTTTACCGGATTGACGCAGGGCATCACTGACCGGTTAAATGCTCTGGGATTCGACTTTGAGAGTTTCACCGATGTGCTGAAAGCAGCGTGGGACGGGCTGTGCAATTTGCTGGCTCCCATTTTTGAAGGCGTTTTTCAAAACATCTCCAACATCTTTTCGGGGTTTACTGGTGTTCTTCTGGGGCTGCTGGACGTTCTGATCGGTCTGTTCACTGGCGATTGGGAGCAGTGCTGGAATGGAATCAAGGGTATTTTTACTTCTATCTGGGACTTCATTGTCAACACATTCCGCAATATCATGAATACTCTGAAAGGCATTGCAGATGTGGTGCTGGGATGGTTCGGAACAAGCTGGAACGAAGTCTGGACTTCCATCAAAACATTTTTCGTGGACACATGGAACAGCATTGCTTCCTTTTTCACGGGAATCGTTACCGGAATCCGGGACTTTTTCGTCAACACCTGGACGTCTATTTCCAATACCTTTACCGCCATTGTCACTGCCATTCAGACGGTGGCAACGACTGTATTTACAGCAATTCGGGATTTCTTCACCACTATCTTTACAGCGATCTACAACTTTTTCAGCACGATTTTCAATGCCATTTACAATGTGGTTTCTACGGTATTTCAGGCGATTCATAACGTCATTACGACCGTTTGGAATGCCATTTACACCACCTTAGAACCGCTGATCACGGCATTCGGCTATCTGTTTCAGACGATTTTTGAAGCCATTCAGATCATTGTGGGCAGAGTGATGGACTGGATCTCGGAGAAGATCAGTGCCATTTGGAATGCAATTGTGTCGTTTTTAACACCTATTTTAGAGGGCATCCGAACGACCTTTGAAACCATCTGGAACGCCATTTCTACCACGGTCTCCACGGTTTTGGATACCATTCAAGATACGGTAACGACCATCTGGAATGCGGTATCAGGTTTCAT